TACTTACCGATACGAATAATAAGAGTATTAAGCGTAGCAGATAAGATTATAATAAACGGTAAGCAATACAAGATAAATAGTTTAAAGATAAACCTACTAGATGGCAAGAGCGATTTAGAATTATTAAACGACCTATGATAGAGAATATACTATACTTGCTTAATTACGCAAAAGGAGAAACGGAGAATATAAGAATAGCACAAGGTAAGTACAAACTACCATTGACTTTAAAAGAGGGTTATAAAACACTTAAACAAGAAATAAAATGGCGATAGAAAAAGAAATAGATATTAAAGTAGATAGTAAAGATGCAGAACAAGGATTTGCAAAACTGGCTGATGCTATAAATGACTTAAACAAGACTTTTTCAAAATTTTCTGAAGATACCAAAGATGGTTTAGAAGATATAAATAACACATCTAAAAAAACTGAAAAAGGTGTAGGTGGTATTGCTAAAGGTTTTAAGGGTTTAGGTGTTGCAATAAAAGCTGCTGGAATTGGTTTGGTAATTGGTGTATTAACGACATTAAAAGAAGTATTTACATCTAATCAAAAGGTGGCAGATTTATTTGCAACTGCATTTGAAACGGTATCTTTAGTTTTTAATAGTTTTGTAGAAACGATTGTTGAGGTTGTAGAAAAAGTTAATGAAGCTACTGGTGGATTTGATGCATTAAAAAAAGTAGTAGGTGGTTTATTGACAATAGCTATTACACCTTTAAAGTTATCATTTTTTGCAATTAAATTAGGTTTACAAGAAGCACAACTAGCTTGGGAACAATCATTTTTTGGGGATAAAGATCCTACAACAATTAAAGAACTAAACGCTGCAATAAAAGAAACTAGGAATGATTTAGCAGATGTAGCAGTTGCAGCAGTAGATGCTGGTAAACAAGTTGCTGATAATATTGTTGAAGCAGTTGGAGAGGTTACTACATTAGTAACTGAAAGCATAGATGGTGTATCTAAAATAAGTGTAAGTGCTGCCTATGAAGCAGCTAAAGTCAATGTACAATTAGCAAACTCTGCCGAATTAGCAGCAGTAAAAAATCAAGGATTAATTGAACAATATGACAGACAAGCAGAACAATTAAGGCAAATACGAGATGATGAAAGTAAAAGCATTGAGGATAGAATAAAAGCCAACGAAGATTTAGCAAAAGTTTTAGATAAGCAAGAAGAAGCAATGCTTAAAAATGCAGAAATACAAGTTGCTGCCGCTGCTGCTGAATTATCTAAGAATAAAAATAGCATAGAACTACAAAAGGCATATTTAGAAGCCTTAAACGAACAAGCAGCTATTGAAGCACAAATAACTGGTTTTAGAAGTGAGCAACAAACAAACGTTAATTCACTTTTAAGAGAACAAAAGGATATTCAAAAGGAACTTGCATTAATCGGTAAGAGTGAAAGGGATGTAGAACGTGAAGAACTTAAACAACAATACGAAGAACAAAAAGAACTAATAAATAAACAAGTATCTGATGACGCTGAAAGAAAAGCTATATTATTAGAATCTGAAAGAGTATATAATGAACAACTTAAAGAACTTAATGCCCAATTTATTCAAGAAGATTTAGATGCTCAAAAAGAAAAAGCTGATAAAGAAAAAGAAATTGAAGATAAAGCCTTAGCTGATAAATTAGCTATAATACAAGCTGAACAATCAGCAAGAGAAGCAAATTTAGCAACAATATCAAGTGGTTTAAATGGTTTACAAAATGTATTTAAAGCATTTGGTAAAGAAAGTAAAGAATTAGCTATTGCTAGTATTGTAGTAGACCAAGTTGGGGCAATTTCTCGTATTATATCAAATACTGGTATAGCTAATGCAAAAGCAGTTGCTGCATCGCCAGTAACATTAGGACAACCGTGGGTTACAATTAATACTATTTCAGCTGCTGCAAGTATTGCTGGAAGTATTGCTGGTGCTGGTAAATCTATTGCAGCTTTAAAAGGCGATAAAAAAACACCGTTATCAAGTACGATTCCAACACAAGGTGCATCGGGTGGTAATGTTTCTGCACCGTCAATTCCACCAGCATTTAACGTTGTAGGTGCAAGTGGTACAAGTCAATTAGCAGAAGCGATAGGAGAACAAGAACAACAACCAGTACAAGCCTATGTAGTAGCAAACGATGTAACAACTGCACAAAGTATGGATAGAAATATAGTTGAGGGTGCTAGTATTGGATAAATGCAAAAAATATTAAAAGATTGATATACTAATATGAAAATAGTTGAACTTATTTTAGACGAAAATAGCGAACTAGGAATAGAAGCTATAAGCGTAGTTGAAAACCCAGCAATAGAAGAAGATTTCATCGCCTTAAAAAGCCAAGAAATAAAACTTGCAGAGGTAGACAAAGAAAAAAGAATACTAATGGGTGCTTTATTAGTACCTAACAAGCCTATATACAGACGAAGTGGAGAAGATGAGTACTACATATACTTTTCAAAAGATACGGTAGAGAAAGCATCGCAAATGTATTTAATGCAAGGCAACCAGAATAACTCAACCTTAGAACACCAATACGAATTAAACGGTCTTAGCCTGGTTGAAAGTTGGATCGTAGAAGATAAGGTACACGATAAAAGCGTAAAGTATGGAATGGATTTACCTATTGGAACGTGGATGGGAAGTGTTAAGGTTAATAACGATAAGGTTTGGAATGAATTTGTTAAGACTGGCAAGGTTAAAGGTTTCAGTATTGAGGGTTACTTTGCAGATAAGATGGAAAGACCTAAAGAAAATATTGAAGAAGAACTTGATGAAGATGAAAAACTTATAAAACAAATCATAGATATACTTGAGAATGGCTTATAAGACCGTTTTAAAAAGGTTAGATTTAGAATCATATAACGATTATCCACAAGGTGCTAGAAACAATGCTAAGAGAGCCTTAAAATGGGTTGAAAAGAATGGATGGGGAAGTTGTGGCGAAGCTACTGGTAAGAAAAGAGCAAACCAAATAGCAAACGGAGAAAAGATAAGCAGAGATACGATAGCACGTATGGCATCATTTAAAAGACATCAACAACATAAAGACGTACCTTATAGTGAGGGATGTGGTGGATTGATGTGGGATGCTTGGGGTGGAAGTGCTGGTATTAATTGGGCAATAAGTAAACTTAAAGAAATAGATGGCTAAAGATAAATTTAAAACACCAAGTAGAACAAGCCCTAAATCAAGTAGGAGAGGTTGTTTATGCAAGGATAAAAACACATACTCTCGTAAATGTTGCGATGGTAGTTTATGGGCTCAAGGAATAGGTAAAATATAAATAAACATAAGATGAATAATTACAAAAACGTTTTAAAAAACTTAAACAAAGAAGATAAGGTAGAGTTAGAAACTCAAAGGGTTGAGTTAGGTATAGCACAAGACTATGCTAGTGCTTCTATCGATGCATTAGAATCTATTGGCGATGCTGAAAATTTAATAAAATCACTTAAATCTTTAAATAGTAAAGCAGATATAGTTTTTAAGAAAATATCAAAAGCAGAAAATGATATTATAGGTATTGCTCAAAAAATGATTAGCAAGGTAAAAGAATTAGGTATTGATGAAAATAAATTGCCAGAAATTAAGAAAGCAAGACAATTACAAAAAAAACTTGTTAGTATAAGGAAAGATTTATTAAATGCAATGCCTTAAAAACACAACCTAAAAATGCAAATAATTTTTAATAATTGATATATAAGTATGGAAGCAAAAACTATGTTAAATTCTATAAAGCAAGTTCTAGGAATGGAAGTTAAGCTAGAGCAACAAACTTTAGAGAACGGTACTATTATCGAAGCAGAAAGTTTCGAGGTAGGACAAGAAGTATTTATCATTACAGATGATGAGAAAGTAGCAGTACCAGCTGGAGAATACCAGTTAGAAGATGGTAGAATCTTAGTTGTAAACGAGGGTGGAGAAATAGCAGAAATAGGTGCTAAAGAAGAAGAGGAAGTAGAAGCTAAAGACGAAGAGAAAGACGAAGAGAAACAAGAAATGGGATATGCTACTAAAGAGGAACTAGCAGAGGTTAAAGAAATGATTGAAGAAATCAAAGCTATGTTAGAACCTAAAGAAGAAGAGGAACTATCTAAAGAGGTAGAACAAGTTGAGGTTGTAGCTGAAGAAGTTGTAGAACAAGTTAAAGAAGAACTATCACAACCAGCAGTAGAGCCATTAACACACAATCCAGAAGCTAACGCTAAAAGAAAAGTTGAGTTTAAGTATGCTAAAAATAGAAAAGCATCTGTACTTGATAGAGTTTTAAATAAATTAAATAACTAAAATAAAATAAAATGCCAAATCCAACAATTACTTCTTCATACGCTGGAGAATTCGCTGGGAAGTACTTAGGTGCTGCCCTATTAAGTGCTTCAACTTTAGATGCTGGAGCAGTAACTATATTGCCTAACATTAAGTTTAAGGCTGCAATGAAAGTAGGCTCTTTCGCTAACTTGGTACGTAGTGCTGATTGTGATTTTGATGATACTACTTCAACAATGACACTAACTGAAAAAGTGTTACAACCTACTGAGTTACAAGTTAACTTACAAATCTGTAAGAAAGAACTTCACGCAGATTGGGAAGCTGCACAAATGGGGTATTCTGCTTTCGATAGCTTACCACCATTATTTTCTGATTTCGTAATCGCTAGAGTAGCTGCTGAAGTTGCTCAAGCTACTGAACAATCTATCTGGGGTGGTTCTGCTGGAGAGGGTAACTTCGATGGTTTTACTACTTTATTAGCTGCTGATGCAGATGTAGTAGATGTCACTGGTACAACGGTAACTGCTGCAAACGTAATCGATGAGTTAGGTAAGATTGTAGATGCTGCTTCAACACAGATTTTAGGTAAAGAAGATTTAACGCTTTATGTATCTAACAACATTGCAAGAGCATATATTAGAGCATTAGGCGGCTTCGCAACTAACGTAGGTGCAAACGGTGTAGATAACAAGGGAACAACTTGGTACAACGGTGGTGCATTAACTTTCGAGGGTATCAATATCTTTGTAGCACAAGGTCTTGGAGATAACAAGGCAGTATTGGCACAACAATCTAACTTATTCTTCGGAACTGGTTTACTAGATGATAGAAACGTTGTTAAAGTTCTTGATATGGGCGATTTAGATGGCTCTGATAATGTAAGAATCATAATGCGTTATACTGCTGGTGTTCAAACTGGAATCGGTGGGGATATCGTTTATTACGCAGTATAATAATTAATTAACTAATGTAGAAAAGGGTGGGCATAACTGCCTACCTTTTTTTATTTAAAACCTAAAAATATATGTCTTGTGCAATCACGAAAGGAAGAAGTTTACCTTGTAAGAGTTCGGTAGGTGGTCTTAAAAATGTTTTCATTTTAGATTACTCTACTGCTATTGCAGCGTTAACTGATTCTGCTGGAACAATAACGTTACCAAGCGATGGTAGTGCCGAATTTTTCAAATACGAAATAAAAGGTAACTCAAGTTTGGAAACTGCCGTAAACTCATCGAGAGAGAACGGTACAACTTTTTATGAAACTACATTGAATGTTACATTAACAACTATTGATGTAGCAACTCAAGAGGAAATCAAATTATTAAATAGAGGTAGAGCCCACTATGTAGTAGAAGATTACAACGGTAACTATTTCTTAATCGGTAAAGAACACGGTGCTGAAATTACTGGTGGTACAATCGTAAGTGGTGCTGCTATGGGAGATTTAAGTGGGTTTACACTTGTAGCTACTGCTCAAGAAACTGCACCACCTTTCTTCGCAACTGCACCAGATGAAAGTGCAACAACGCCAATAGATCCTAACGCTTAATGGTTATTAGTTTGGTTTGATTAATTAAGGCTACTCTTT